AATGCAAGTATAAGAAGCCTATAGAGGGCGAAATAGTGAGCCTTGAGAGGGCGCGGGGTATATAGGGGCTATATAGGGCCTATATAAGGGGGTATATATGGGCAACCCTAGAAGAGCCAATAGCACTAAGCGCAATAAGCTGAGGGCCCTCATAAAGCAGCGGGGGCTACCCTGTGCGCTATGTGGCCAACCTATAGACTATTCACTACCAGCAGGGGATCCACTGAGCTATGAGCTGGATGAGATAGTGCCAGTATCAAGAGGAGGAGACCCACTATCAGAGAGCAATGTGCAACCAGCTCACAGAATATGCAACCAACGCAAGGGCAATAGGATGCCAGAGGATTACTCAATCAAGCCGCCAATAATACACAGTCGTGTTTGGTAGGCCCATATAGGCGTTTTTGACTTATTTCCGGCCAAATCCTGAATTTTCGATAGCAAACGAATAGCAAAGGAGGGGGTGACCCCCTCCCCCTAGGGCGTCTAGCCACCCCTGCGGCATAGGGCTATCCCCCCGTTGGAATTTTTTCTCCCATAGGCGGGTGGGGTCTATGGCAAACCGATAGCAAACGCATAGCAAAAAGTCCTAAGGAAAGACTATGGCTAAAGGGAAATATTCGCCAGTGTTTTCTGCAGAAAAGTCGGCAGGAGCGACCAAGGATACATTTATGCGAGGAACCGAAGCCGAATTCGTTCCAGTTACTGGGGAAAAGTACGGAGAAATAATCGAAAAGAAGCCCGACTACATATCGGACAGTGGGTCTCAATACTGGTATGAGAATGGTGGCGTGTACCGCATGTCTAACCACTGGGGCCGGGGAGTTGCGTCTTGCACATGGAAGCTGAAAGGGTACGACAAAGGCGACGCTTCATCATTTGCCGACTATTACGGTGGTTTCGATTACATGGGATTTGCAAAATGGTCGGACTTTTCGCTAAAGGAAAGCGCGGTCGTTTTTGAGGATCTATCGAAGCCGGTCTTCGAAAGAATAGTAGAAGGCACTGCCACTCTAGATGATGTATCCAGGGGATACATTAAAAAAGGAGGGAAAGTGTACACAGCGGAATGGGACAACATAGCTCGGACTTGGGTTTTTACAACAGGTAAAAAATAATGCGAATTTCAGACATGATCCCCTATGAGCGCAACGCTTGGGATAACCGGCAGGGAGTGTCTGCAATTGCCGAGTCGATTCGCGAGTTTGGTTTTCGCGGAAAGATAAAAATCCGAAGCAAAGAAAACCCCGTGATTGTCTCTGGTCATCATCGCGTCCTTGCTCTGAAGCAGCTTGGCTGGGAGGAGCTTCCTGACGAACACATAGAGTTTTGTGACGACCTAACAGATGAAGAGGTAGACGCTTTCAGGCTTGCTGACAACGAAACGGGGCAAACCGGAAAATGGAATCGAGCCTTAAAGCGTGAAGAGGTTCGCCGGTTGGCAAAAAAGGTCGACATGAGCAAGTTTGGCTTTGACTTCAAAAGCAAAGTGAAGCCTTATGGAGCGGAGCGCCTACGAGGCGACCACGAATGGAACCTTGCAATATGCAACCGCAATGATTGTTCAGGTCAACTTGAGCTACCAACGCTGAAGCCGGTTGATGTTGATCCGCCCGACATGATTAGTTTCAACTTCTGTATGTCGGCGAAAGACTACACGCCGGGAGTCCACTTCTGCATCGACGATTACCAATTTGAGCGAGTTTGGAAGCAGCCTGCTAAGTACCTTGATCTCCTGCGGAAGTTTGATTGCGTGGTATGCCCCGATTTCAGCATTTACATTGACATGCCATACCCCATGAAGCTATGGAACTTGTACAGGTCACGTGCGCTTGGGCATTGGTGGCAACAAGAGGGGTTGAACGTTGTCCCCAATGTTACATGGAGCGATGAATCGTCATTCGAGTACTGCTTCGACGGCATCCCCCAGGGTGGAACGATATTTATTTCAACGGTGGGCGTAACGCGCGATAAAGGTTCTCGCAGCCTGACTTTGTTGGGGATGAAAGAAGTTAAGAAAAGGATAAAGCCGAAACGGGTTCTTCTGCTTGGATCCGATCTTGGGTTCGATTTCGGGAGAACAAAGGTTCACCAATATAAACCGAGACAATTTAAGGACTAACGATGGCTAAAGGGAAGTTCTCGCCAGTGGGCAGAAGAGGATCTGCGAGTGTTGGTGCTAGTAGATACTCGCTTAAAGCCGTGCTGATCGAACGTGCTGATTCGGCATCGGCCCTTGGTAACGCTGGACAGGGGATATCAAGGCAACACGCAGCAAACATTATCGAGATTGATGCAATGAGCCTTTCGGATGAGGAGAAACGTAAGGCAAAGGAAGAGGTAACAGAATTAGCAGCGAAGGCACTAATAGCAACGTCTGATAATCCCAGTTGGTCTCGCACAGGTCGGGCTAGGACTAACGCAGCTAAGAGTCGTGCAGGAGCTGACAAGATAGCGAAAGCTAACCAAGCAGTAGCTTCATACATGGAAAAGCTAAGGACACGTAACTCTGAAATGGTATCGGCGAGTGCAAAGCAAAGACGTGCGGCTGCTGTGCAAAAGGCGCTAGCTGAAGGAGCGCTCTTCTTCGAAGTGGATGGTAAGCGATACGTTCGAAAATCAAAGCGTAGTAAGTCGTTCGTTTTAGAGTGATAAATAGTGTGCGGAAGAGGCGTGTGGCCAAGAACTGCAGCTTCGCTGACAAAACAACTTATACAAGTCGCCATCACGGCGGCTTTTTTTATGCCCTAAGGAGGTGGCACCATGGCCGTAGAAAAGCCTGCTGCCATAGCGCAGCACCCATTCAAGTCTGCGAAGTGGGACGAGATTACCGCAGGGCGTGAATTCGACCCGTGCCAAGTGCCCCTTCTTGAAATGCTTTGCTATTGGTACTGGGTGGCCGATCAGTGCATGACGGACATGGACGACATGGGCGGCTTGATTTATGAGAACCGCCTTGAGGACATGAAACCCATGCCGCAGCTTGGAATCATGAAGCAAGCAAGTGCCGAAATACGCCAACTCAATAAGCAGCTTGGAATCATGGACGAAGCAAAGCCGGAGGCTAAGCGGGAGGTGAGCATTATTCATGTCCTCCAGCAGAATCGGCAGTCAAGAGCCAAGAATTCGCATCGAGCCGAAGCAGGATAGCACCGACGGCGTAGACGCATCGCAGCTGGCGGAATGCTCCGGTCTGGTGCTTGATGAATGGCAAAATCTTGTTCTGAGCGCTTGGATGGGCAGAAACGACAACGATAAGTACGCATCAATCTCATGTGGGCTTTCGGTTCCTCGCCAGAATGGAAAGAATGCCATTCTGGAAGCTAGAGAGATGTATGGCATCGCCGTGTTGGGGGAGAAGATACTACACACGGCACACCGTGTGGACACAGCGCGAAAGTCATTCAAGCGCATTGCTGGTTACTTCGAAGGATATTCCGCCAATCCCGACCTAGTGGAACTTGTGGTTGCTGTCAGAAGAACGAACGGGCAGGAAGCCATTGAGCTTAAAAATGGTGGGCTACTAGAGTTCTCAAGTCGCGTTAACGGCGGCGCTCGCGGATCCACTTACGATGCGGTTGTTTTTGACGAAGCCCAAGAACTTACCGAAGACCAGATGCAGTCCATCATGTCCACGATGTCGGCCGCCCCTTCGGGCAATCGTCAGCTCATATATACCGGCACTCCTCCATCCCCGGTAAGTCCTGGAACCGTGTTTAGAGACAAGCGTGAATCAACGCTTGCGGGGCAGGGGAAGCGCAGTTGCTGGCATGAGTGGAGCATCGAAGAATTAGGCGACATTTCAGACCGGGATAGATGGTATGAGACCAATCCTGGGCTAGGTATCCGCCTAGATGAGGACTTCACAGAAGAAGAGTTGACAACTCTAACTGCTGAAGGCTTTGCGCGAGAACGCCTTGGTTGGTGGGGTTCGGGGGAGAATTCCACGTTGGCTCTTTCGAAGGAGAAGTGGAAACAGTGCTACACAAAAGACCCGCCAGAGCCAAACGAGAAAGACAAGATTGCCTTTGGCGTGAAGTTTGCGGCCGATGGGAAAGGGTATGCCATTTCAGCGGCAGTTATCCCGCCGGGAGGTAAGCCATTTATTGAATGCATCGACACCGGAGAGCTTACAGACGGCGTGAACGACATTGCGAACTTTCTCATAGAGAGGAAAGATCGTTGCGCCATTTGTGTGATTGATGGCAAAAGCAATGCGGCTTCCCTGGAACGAAAACTCATTGATGGTGGCTTTCCTAAAAGGGCATATCACATTTCAAGCCCCGCCAATGTGTGTTCAGCTGCTGTTTTGCTGAAGGACTCAATAGAAGAAGGCTTACTGGCTCATGCAGGGCAAGCCGTACTAAGTGACTCAGCGGAATACGCTCAGAAGCGAAAAATTGGCAAGGATGGCGGCTGGGGATTCGGGGACGGGAAACGCCCCTGTTGTCCTATCGAGAGCGCATCTCTTGCTTACTGGGGCGTTAAGACAACCAAAAGAAACCCCGCTCGAAAGATGAGGTGTGGATGAGACTCTATTTGGATCAGATTAAACAGTGCCGGGGTCTCACTAAGGCCGAGGCAGAGAAGCTAAAAGAGCTGCTCGACGTATGGCGTAAAAAGCTCACCCGTAACCGCCTTCGCACTCAGTATTACGAGGGTAAAGAGGGTCTGAAGAACTTGGGGATTGCAATCCCGGAAGAGTTTGAGGACATAGACACCGTCATTGGGTGGCCTTCAAAGGCGGTTGATTACCTGGCGTCAAGAAGCATATTCGATGGCTTTGTCTATGAGGGCGAAAACGAAGAGCTTGAACGCATCGTTGCAGAGAATCGCCTTCCTACGATCTATCGGCAGGCTACACAAAGCCAACTTACCCATTGTTGTTCCTTTGGAACGGTTGGCAGAGGTGAAGCCGGAGAACCAGACATTGTCATTAACTTTCACTCGGCTGAGACATCTTCTGCATTGTGGAACTATCGAAAGAAGCGTATCGACTGGGGTCTTGTTGTCTCTGACTTTGTTGTGGACAAGAATGGCCGGACGGAACCGAAATGCGTAATGATGCACTCCGATTACGCCGTATTCGTTATTGAGAAAAAAGCGGGGAGCTGGGTTGCTACAAAGATGCCCCATCCCATGGGCAGACCACTAATGGAGCCGCTTCCGTTTTGCCCCTCATTGAAACGCCCCTTCGGAAAGTCGCGCATTACACGAACGGTAATGAGCCTGACCGACTGTGCGATTCGATCCCGACTGCGAGCAGAGCTTGGAAGTGAGTTTTACACAACCCCGCAGAAGTACCTACTTGGGGCTGACGATGACGATTTCGATAAGCCAAAATGGCAAGCATATATCGGGTATATCTTCACCGCCGGTAAAGACGACGACGGGGACACCCCGAAATATGGACAGCTGCCTCAGGCAACCATGCAGCCCCATACCGAATATATGCGCGACTTAGCCGCTCAGTTTGCTGGTGAGACCTGCGTCCCCATGAGTGCGCTTGGGGTTGTACACGATAATCCGGCATCTGCAGAGGCGATATATGCCGCTAAAGAGGATCTCATTATCGAAGCTCAAAACTTAAACGAGGTGAACGGGGATGCTCTCTCAACGCTAGCCAAGATGGCACTTTGCATTTTGCAAAATAAGCCTTACTCCGCGCTAACAAAAGAAGAGCATTCAATCGCGGCTCACTTCAAAAACCCGGCTATGCCTTCTGTCGTGAGTCAATCTGATGCCATGGTGAAGATTTGTTCTGTTGCGCCATGGGTGGCTGAAACTGAGGTGTTCCTGGAGGAGCTGGGCTTTGACGATGCTACACGCAAGCGGTTGTTGAGTGACAAGGCAAAGCTTGAGGCAAAAGCAATGATTGCCCAGCAGATGGCTCAGCCTGAGGAAAAGCCTAAAGAAGCAACCATGTATGAGACCGCATCGGTCGTCAAATCGTATCGCTCTGGTCGCGTGACGAGAAAAGACGCTTTGCGCCTGTTGGCAAAAGCGGGAGTTGGCGATGAAGAGGCGGTAGAAATCTTAGACGACTCGGGTGATTCCGATGGCGACGCTTCCTAGGGCAGTAATTGACGACTATACCGCCCAGCTAAACAAGCTTTCAAAGGCCGCCAGAGAAGTAGTGGCCGCCCAGCTAGAAGCAATCGAATATGACAGCATTGAAGACCTGCGAGAGCAGGTCATTTCAATTCTGGAACCAATATGCGCGGCGTCAGCAGAGAGCGCGTCTGCCATGGCGGCAGAGTTCTACGATCAAGCTAGGGAAATCCAAATTGGATCTGCTTTAGGCGCTCAAGTCATAAGTTCCCATGAGGCGGCCGCAACTGCGGGGGCGGTTCGAGCGCTGGTGGAAATCATCGAAAAAGGTGGAGAGTGGAGCCGGTTTGTATCCGAGATTCAAAATCGCGCGGATTACGAGATAAAAGAAGCTGCTGGGGAGTGTGTAAAGAGAAATGCTGCACTAGATCCTGCTCAACCAAGCTGGGCTAGAGTCCCTGATGGTTCTGAAACGTGCGGATTCTGCCTGATGCTCGCAAGTCGAGGGTTTGATTACCACAGCATGGAGGCAGCTGGTGGTGACGACGACAGCCATTATCACCCAAATTGCGACTGCCGCATCGTCCCGTGGTTTGGTGGCGCTGACATTGAAGGATACGATATCGCGTACTACCAAGATATCTATGCTCGTAATATCAAACGCGACGAATCTGGGCAGGTTGATAAAAATGCGACCGCATACAGAATTGAGTGCGATGTAAAGGATCAAAAATGGCGGGAACAGGAATGGCTAGTAGCGGACGCTTACAAAGCTAGGCTTTCAAAAGCAGCGAAGGCGTACAACAAAGACAAGACATTAGATACTTATGAACGTACTGTCAGGAAAACAATACACGACATAGGTATCCAGAACGGACTCAATTTAACGGGCCAATTCATCCCAGAGAAGGAAGGCGAAGCTGCGACGCCGGATGGCGATGAGATGTGGGCTATCTTGGCGGTACGCAAGCAGGTGGGATCAGGCATGTTCGTTGGAAAGGAAAATAAGTTCGGTCTTCACCCTGATTTTTATGCTCAAGATATTTACATCGATATCAAGACACCAAGGCATATTGGAAAAGTGGGAAGACGCCTTAACCATTCAGCAGAGCAATGCTGGGCACGTGGGCAAAGCGAAGGCTATGCAATACTTTCGTCACTTCGATACGAGGATGGAGACTTCAATGAAGCCTGCAAGATTGCAGAGGAGTTTGTTAAGAATGGAACTCTTAAAACTGTATGGGCAATTATGCCAGGTGGAGAAGTAAGGGTAATCCAATAAAAAAGCAGCCTACGCGTCCCCGGCTCTTCACCCAGGATTTCAGCTGCTATATGGATAGTAACACGAAAGGCTCATGGCCGCAATATTTATCTTAGTGAACTTTCGTAGCGATTTAATTATGCCTGGGGGCGTGGTGGAATTGGCAGACACACGGCGCTCAGAACGCCGCTACTAAGTTAGTGTGGGTTCGAATCCCGCCGCCCCCACCAATCTGGAATCAAGCCGCTTTCGAGCGGCTTTTTTCATGCCCAAATACGGGTGAATTACTCACTGCGCAGGAGGTAACTGCGCACCGATACCGGCTAGGGCCGGGGAAAGGGGATCGCTGTGAGCGAAACCGAAAACAACCCGCAAGGGGAACAAACTCCCGCAGGGGAGGGCGCAAGCCAGAACTCAGCAATTGAGAGTTCTGGTCTTTCTCAAGAGCAAGTAAACGTTCTTGTGGGAAATGCGCGCAAGAAAGAACGAGCGCGAGCAGCTGAGGCCATTGAGGAAATCAACAGTGAGCTTGAGCAAACGAAAGCTCAGATGGCAGAGATGCAGAAAGCTATTGACGAAGCTAACCACGCTCGGGAACTAGAGGAATGGAAGGCTCAGGCTGCCACAGAGGCAGGCATTCCGGCATCCATCCTTAAGGGCGACACCTTAGAGGAGCTACAAGCTCATGCCGCTCAAATCAAAGCTGAAATGCCAGCTTACCCGTCAATCCCCGGCGATACCGGCGAAACGGATCCACCGGCTATGACTCGCGAGGAGATCTACAAGATCAAGAACCGAGAGCAGCGAATTATCGCCATGGGGCAACACCCAGAGTTATTTAGTTAAAGAAAGGAGGGTGCAATGCCTGCACCTAATAACACCATTACTACCGAGCAAATGATTGCTGGACTCAACCAAGAAATGATTCATCGCTTTGACCAAGAGAGCGACCGATTGATGGAGATCCTTGGCATCTTTGGCGTTGAGACCTTGGCTGCAAACACTACATTGACGATGACCAAGATTGAAGGCGAGCTTTCGACCGAGGAGCGAGCCGAGGGCGAAGATGTTCCGCTGTCTCAATACGAGATTGTAGAAGAGGCCGTCGGAACCTTTGTGCCGAAGTTCTACCGCAAGCGTACAACCGCCGAAGCGATTCTGAAATCTGGCTTTGTTAACGCCTGCACTCGAACCGACGATAAGATGATTACCCAGATCCGCGGACAGCGACTCGCTGAGTTCTTCGGCTACTTAGCGAAGGGCACCACCAAAGCCGCTGGCGATACACTGCAAGCGGCTTTGGCTCAAGCAGACGCAAAGCTTAACGATGAGCTTGAGACCCATGGAGACGAAGCGTCGCGCATCATCCACTTTGTCAATCGCTTTGATATTGCGGATTATCTTGCCAACGCCTCCGTCACAACCCAAACGGTATACGGCTTGACCTATATTCAGTCCTTCTTAGGCGTTGAAGATATTTTTGTAACGAGCCGTGTTCCGCAGGGTACGGTATACGCGCTCCCTGTTGAGAACATCCGCATTTTTGCTACCGACTTTAACGAGCTTGACAAGGCCGGTCTCACCTACGAGACCTCGGAAAATGGTCTAATCGGCGTGGCTCATACCGCAGAATACGGGAACGCATCTGCTGAGACCCATGCTGCTTCCGGCATGCTTCTTTTCGCAGAGGTTAAGAACTACATTGTTGTTGCAACCATTGGTGTGGCCGCCGCTTCCTATTCCGACGAACAGCCTGTGGAAAATGCAGTGCCTGAGAAAGTGACAGCAAAAACCAACAAGGACGATCTTGTGGCTTACGCTGCCGCCCATGACATTGACACCTCCGGATGCTCTTCCAAGGCCGAAATCTATGAGGCAATCGCTGCTGCCGAGACTGACGAGGCTGACGAGGCCGGCGAATAGTCGTGGCGGCCTTCGCCGACACGCAAGACCTTGAGAAGCGATGGCGGTCTCTTTCTGACTCCGAAAGAGACCGTGCTTCGGCACTACTCGAAGATGCGTCTGTCATTTTGGCTGCAGAGTTCAACCGGCTTGGTCATGCCATTGAGGACGTTGACGAAGACCTGCTTAAAATGGTCTGTTGCAATATGGTCAGACGAGTTATGGCATCAGGCACCGGCGCTGAGTTATCGCAGCTTGGAATGACGGTGGGGCCGTTCTCGCAGCAACAAACCTTTGCGAATCCTGCAGCAAACCTATACATGTCTACCGATGAGCGCCGATTGCTGGGGCTTCCTAAGCGCCGTCAACGCATCGGCTCTATAGCTTTTGCGAGGTATGGGGCATGAACGGGGAAGAAGTAATCGCTATCGAGGTCTTAGCTTACGAAAAAGACGAACTCGGAAATGAAGTGCCCGCGGATACCAAAGAGACCCCTATTGGAAACGTTCTGGTGGCTCCGGGGTCTGCCGCTGTTACGGGTGGAGACAACCGACCGGAAGGCACGTTTGAGCGCTATACGCTGTATCTCCCGAAAGGTTCTACAACGAGCGCTCTTGAATACGTGGTCAGAGGCGTTAAGTGCCGAGTTGTGGGAGAACCTGCAATATGGCCTGACAGTCCCACGGAATGGTCTGCCGTGGTTGAAGTGGAGGTGACTCATGGCTAAGTGCAAGTTTGTTGAAAACAAAAAAGGCTACGAGGAGCTTCTGTCAAGCGCGGCGGTGCAAAACGACATAGAACGCAGGGCACAGAGAATCAAGAAAAAAGCCGACTCGATGACCGGCGCGGTCTTTGCTTGCAAGAAGCGAAAAGGCCGCAAGGGTGGGCGTCCTTATGCGGTTGTAGCGGCAAACTCTCGGCATGCCAAGGCGAAGAACGCAAAGCACAACACCTTGCTTAAATCTATAGATGCTGGGAGGTAGCCGATGGAGGCTCAAGAGCTGCTCATTGCGTATCTCTCAGCAGCATTGGCGCTGCCTTGCTCGGCGCAGGTTCCACGGAAAAGGCCATCGAGGTTTGTCACCGTCGAACGTACTGGTGGGCCATGCGATGAGTTTGTTGATTCGGCACAACTTGCGGTTCAGTGCTGGGGTGAAAGCTACGCAGACGCGAAAAAGCTAGCTATCAACACACGTAACGCTCTGCGAATCTTTACCGAATTGGATGCAGTTGCCGACTGTGAGTGTGAATCCCTGTATTGGTTTCCTGGTGAGGGAAACGAGCCGCGATGGCAATTAACAGTAACAGCAGAAGTTTATATCTAAGAACTGGGGCCTTTAAGGCCCCTTTCTTTTTGTGAAGGGAGGACGAATGTCCAAAAAGAAGAACCCCGATAACGTATCGGTTGGCAAGCTCAAGTCCGGCGGTGCTGTCTATGTGGCTCCGGCTGGCTCTCCGCTTCCCACCGATGCCAAAACGGAACTCCCTGAGTGCTATTCCTGCTTGGGGTGCATCAGTGAAGACGGCGTGACCAACTCGCAATCCACAGAGTCCGAAGATTTCAAGGACGCAGATGGCGATGTTGTGGATCGCTCTAACACGAGCTACACCGAGACTTTGGCGATGAAGTTCTTGGAAGCGGTTAACCAGGATGTGCTTTCCACGGTCTACGGGTCAGACCATGTGCAGGTGACCGAAAACGGCTCTCTTAAGGTTGAGCATACAGGCGATGACCGAGACGAAGTAATCATTGTTGTTGACTCCATTTTGAAGAAGCGGCGCATTGATCGCCTGGTGGCACCAAAAGCGACAGTTGGCGAGATTGGAGACGTGACCCGCAAGCGAAGCGAGCTTTTGGGGTATGACACGACGATTACTTGTTTGGCTGACGAAACCGGTACGCCTGTTTATGAATACATCGATGAAATCGAGAAGAAGTCGGATGCCGATGTGACGGGTGGTAACTAATGGCTTCTAAAAACCCAGACATTGAGACCTTAGACATTGACGGCATCAAAGTCACGATCGACAAGAAAGTGCTTGATGATATTGAGCTTATCGACTGGATGGACGAGGTGGCCGAAGGCAACGCCTTAAAGGTGCCAAAGATCCTAAAGCGCATTCTTGGAAACCAATACAAAAAGGTCTACGACCAAATGCGGAACCGCCGAGGGGTTGTAACTGCGACCCGTGCAGCAGAGTTTTTCACGAAGCTCATCGAGGGGATTGACGAAGGAAAAAACTCCTAATCCTCGCTTCAATGCGCTCCCAGTGGCCCATGGAATTAAGGGCCGATTTCCAACAGTACTACGGACTCAATCTCGACGACATGGGGAAAGACTACACCGTGTTTCATGCGGCTTGTTTGGCGGCGATGCTGCCTGGCGAGTCTCGTGTCATGCGCAGTGTCGACCCAGCTTTTGAGTGGGGATTGGATCAGATGCTTATTGCGGCTGTGGCTAATGCGGCCCGTAGCATCGCGTGGGCTATGTCTGGAGGGCGTGAGGCTGATCGCCCCGAACTGCTTTTACCACCTGGTAGGCGCGACGGGGACATTGAAGCGATAGATGCAGACGATTACATGGCAGAGCTTGCCCGACTGAGAGGGGGTTATTGATGGCTACTGAGTTGGGAACTGCCTACGTGGCTATCGTCCCCTCGCTTCAGGGCGCATCTGCGGCTATTAGAAGCCAGATTGATGGCTCTAGTATTGGAGCGCAGATTGGCTCTGCGATAGGCGGTAGTGTTGAGAAAAGCGCTGGATCTGGACTGAAAAAAGCTGGCGCATTAGCCAGTAGAACCTTCGGGTCAATTGCAAAAGTCGGAGTTGGGGCATTATCGGGTATTGGTGGCACTCTGGCGGCTCTTGCGGCTACTGGCGGCATGACCCGTGTACTTAATCTTGAACAAGCTGAACAGATGTTCAAGGGAATGAAGCTCGACTGGGCAGATTACAAAGAAACCGTAAATGATGCAGTTACCGGAACGGCGTTCTCCTTAGACCAAGCTGCCCTGGTTGCTGCCAACCTTGCCGCCTCTGGTGTAGGTGCTGGCGAGGATATGAAGCGAGCCCTCGATGCCTGCACCGGCACCGCCGCCACCTTTGGTCGCGACCTTGGCGACATTGGCTCAATTTTCCAAAAGGTTGCGGCGCAAGGAAAGATAACCGGCGAGACAATCCAGCAGTTCGCAGACCGTGGCGTAAACGTGACAGCCATTCTTTCTGAGGCCCTAGGCAAGACCTCTGACGAGATCAAAGACATGGTCTCAGAAGGAAAAATCGATTTTCAGACGTTCTCTGATGCGATGTATAACGCCTTCGGAGACTCTGCTGCAGCGGCAAACGAAACGTTCATGGGATCCATGGGCAACATGCGGGCGGCGCTCTCTCGTATTGGCGAAAAGTTTATGAAGCCAATTAAAGACAATGCCATCCCGGTTTTTAATGCAATCC